ATATGTCGAAAAACATGGTAAAGTATTATACCCAATGATTGCAGAAAAATGTGAAGGTAGAAAAGTCTTTTTTGTTCATGGTAACACCGATACTGATACCAGAGAAAAAATTAGGGCAATTACTGAACAGGAAACTGATGCGATAATTGTAGCCTCATATGGCACGTTTTCAACAGGTATTAATATAAGAAATCTTCACAACATAGTATTTGCAAGCCCAAGTAAAAGCAGGATTAGAAATTTGCAAAGTATCGGTAGAGGATTGAGAAAGAGTGATAGTAAGACCTCCTGCAACCTTTTTGATATAGGCGATGACCTACAGTGGAAATCTAAAAAGAACTATACATTAAGGCACATGATAGAGAGAATCAAAATATATAACGAAGAAAAGTTTAACTATAAGATGGTAAAACTTTCGATATAAATAGTATTAAATAAGTAGGAAAATTTAATGGATTCAGAATATCAAGTTTTAAAATTAGTTAACGGAATAACACTAGTGGGTAATGTTTCAGCTGACCCATTAGATATTATAGTTAGAGAACCATTAGAGCTATTAACAAAACCAATAATGAAAGAAGATATCTGTATTGGGGAGCGCGTTGTCCTTAGGGCATTTCTGGTTATGACCGATGACACGTTTATTGTTTTAGATAGGTTTAATATTCTAACTAGTAATAGATTAAGTGAAAAACTAATACCTGCTTATTTAGATATGGTTAAGCGAGTTTATACTAATGAAACAGAATATGATGGATCGTTTCTTGATGGTGTAGATGAACCATTGTCTGATGCTTTAAAAGGTATGTCTGATGATGAAAAGACATATGTGAACAGTATGTTGGACAACATAATCAAGAATAGCGATGATCCTGATGATGGGATAATACATTAGATTACTCCTTTAATGCTTACAGCACAAGTATAACAAGATATGTAAACAGTGTCAAGCATTATTTAGCGCTTGACAACAAAGATTATATCATATATAATATTACTTTATAATGGAGTTAACATGAAGAAAACTAAAACTAAACCAGCACACTATATTAATAACAAAGAGTTTTTTGCTGCGATGAAGGCGTGGAAAATTGATCTAGCAGAAGCCGCAGAAAAAGAGTTACCAAAACCTCAATGTACTAATTATCTCGGTGAATGTTTTGTTAAAATTTCAAACCATTTAGCATACAAATCTAATTTTGTAAACTACACCTATAGGGATGAAATGATTCTTGACGGTATTGAGAATTGTTTACGGTATGCTGATAGATTTGATCCAGCCAAATCAAGCAATCCCTTTGCATATTTTACTCAGATCACATATTATAGTTTTATCCGAAGAATTAAAAAAGAAGCTAAGCAAGCTGAGACTAAGTTGCGGTATTTGCAAAACATTGATCTTCAGCAACTTTTAGATGAAATTGATAATGATAGCGGCAATTATGAATATTTGAACTGGGTGCAAACACAACTTGACAAGTCTCTCCTTGAAAAAGATGATATGAAAAAACTCGGAGGCACACAACCAAAAAGACGGCCGAAATACTTTGACGAGAGAGATAAGAAACTTGCGGAAGAAAAGAAGAAGGAAGAGCCTGCAAAACTAATTGGTCTCGATGCAGTGTTCATTACAGCAGATGATCCTCAAACAATATAATGCTTGACAATTGATGTTAGATAGTATATCATGGTAGTATTGATTATGAGAGGTAGGCATGAAAATACGGTTTTCCGAAATGTTTTGGTCGTTTCAAGGTGAGGCTGAGTTAGCTGGGACTCCAACCGTTTGGTTGAGGTTTTTCGGTTGCAATTTAGAATGTAACGGTTTCGGCCAAGATCAGCCAACTAAACCAGAAACCTGGGATCTCCCTTATAAGGACTTTGACTTAATTAATGTTAAGCGAGTAGAGGATCTCCCCGTTTGGGACAAGGGATGTGACTCGTCTTATACATGGTCAATGAAGTATAAGCATTTGGCTACTGAAATAGATGTGCAGGGTGCGTGTGATAAATTAGAATCTCTTTTACCTCACGGCAAGTTTACTCATCCAACAACTAAACAAGAAAATATGCTTGCCTTCACTGGCGGCGAACCAATGCTTCAGCAGAGGCGAATGAACGCAATTGTAAACGAATTTCTTATTCGCGGTAACGTACCTAAAATCATTACAGTTGAAACTAACGGCACTAAAAAACTAAACAAAGTCTTACAAGAGTTTATCAATGTACAACTTGCTGAATTGGGTATCCGCTGGCATTGGGCAATCAGTCCGAAAACGTTGCACACAGCAGGCGAAATCGATTCTGTTGATGTATCTAATTTAATGTCATATATTGAGGGTACACGAAGTACCGGTATTATTAAATTTGTCTGCAACGGCTCTAAAGAGAGTTGGCATGAAATAGATGACTATTCATATCAAATTCGTTTATACTGTAAACGCGCAGAAATCACTGCTCCTGATATATGGATTATGCCAGTGGGTGCTACAAAAGAAGCACAGGAAAATGTTGCTAATATTTGCAATGATGCTATGCAGAAAGGATATAAAGTAGCTACACGAAATCACTGTGCAATATATGGAAACCAAATAGGAACTTAGTTATGGAGTCTGTAGATTATACATGGCAAGACATTGAAGATGCGGTAAACACCATTGCCGAAAGAATTCAAATGTATGAAACTCAACCAGCTACACTAAAGTTTGAAACTATCGTTGGCCTTTCGCGCGGAGGATTAATCCCAGGTGTAATGTTATCACAAAAACTCGACATACCTTTTGTGCCGATAATCTGGCAAACACGAGATGGTAATGTAACATGGAAAAAAATGTTAATAGCTCATAATCAACCAACCACTTTGGTTATAGATGATTTAATTGACTCTGGTAGGACGTATTATGATGTAATGAAAATCGCCAAACATGTAAAGTTCGCGGCTCTATACAATAAACAATATTCAATATCGCTTGACTACTGGGGCTCAACGTTGTATAATGATAATAAATGGATCAACTTCCCATGGGAAAAATAGTATGAGAACTAGTGAAATACGGATAGAAGGTTACTCTGCATCTGGGTCACGTGGGCCTGATAATACATATGTCGTGTATATGTATGAAGATCAAACACTGTTTGAAGCAAGGCAATTGCCGGGTAAGAGTATGCATTATGCAGAGTCTTTAGCTACTAATTGGGATGAAAGTATTGGGGAGTTTAACATTGATAAGTGACATTATTAAAGGCCGTCTAAAGTCAGCCGGTAAGCGCCATTTCGCTTCTGACAATATTGCTTCTTACATGAATCCTGGCGATAAAGAAGCAATGATACTAGAGCTAACTGAAAAATTTGAGGGTGTGTTAAACGCTCTTATAATTGACACTGAAAACGATCCGAATTCAGAAGGCACAGCAAAGCGTTTAGCTAAGATGTATATTAATGAACTTATGGTAGGTCGTTATGATCTTATGCCAAAAGCTACAGCATTTCCAAATACGGGTGAAGATAGTTACGAAGGCATGCTTGTTGTTCGTAGCGAATTGAGATCAGTGTGTTCCCATCACCATCAGCCGGTATCAGGAGTTGCCTATATTGGTATCATCGCTGCTGACAAGCTGATTGGATTATCTAAGTACACTAGAATCGCCCAGTGGTGTGCTAGACGAGGTACATTACAAGAAGAATTATGCAATGATATTGCTAAAGAAATTATGAAAGCTACTGGTAGTGAAAACGTTGGCGTGTATATTCAAGCAGATCATGGCTGTTGCACTAACAGAGGTATCATGGCACATTCAAGTTTAACTCAAACAACTGTATTAAAAGGTAGTTTCTTTACCGATCCCTCTACTAAGAAAGAGTTTTTTGATAACATAAAAATGCAACAGGTAAATGCACCACGATGAAAATAAAACCCACTGACAGACAAGTAGTTGTAGACTTAGAGACACTTAGTACACGCCCTAATGCATGTATCGTATCTATAGGCGCAGTTGCTTTTAATTTACAAGACGGTATATTAGATGAATTTTTTATCAATGTTGACGCAGCCTCAAGTAAGTCGCATGGATTACATTTAGACCCTAATACTATTGAATGGTGGCAGAAGCAATCTAAAGAAGCACAGAAATCTTGGCAGAAAGACCCGCAACCACTTGACTTTGCGTTGAAGGCGTTTGCTCATTTTTATGAGACAGGCAATCCAATATGGGGTAACGGATCTAGTTTTGATATTACAATACTTGAATCAGCTTATTATGCTATTGGGTGGGAAAAAGATAAACAATACGGTATGCATCTACCTTGGAAGTTTTGGGATATATATGACATGCGTACTCTGACTAATATATTAGGTAAAAAACTTCAAAAAACAGGGGTCAATCATAATGCACTAGATGATTCTATTGCGGAAGCTAAACTATTAATTGAGATGTTAAAATCATGAAACTAGAATATGTAGCATCAGGCACTTCATACATGAGGCTGTCCAATCCATCTATCCAGAATGACCCACGCATAATTGCTTTGGTAAATAATATTTTTTATGAATTTTTTAATGACCAACCGGGCCATACTTTTTCACTACTTTACAATGCTTTTACAGAAAAAGATTTTGGCAATAGGTTAAGTGTTTTTAAAGAGTCTATACATAATTTACACGCAGACTCTGGTGGTTTGCAGATGGTAACTCTTGCACACAATCTCCCTAAAGGCCAAAACATGGATACTCTTAGAGAAAACGTGTATGCTAATCAAGCAGCATCGGCCGATGTAGGTATGTGTTTTGATGAAATACCTGTAATCACTACGGGATGGTCTGACAAAAACGACACTTCTAATAGATATTTTGACAGGGCAAATCGCCATACATATGCTAAACAAACAGGTGAAAACTTAAAGCGACAGATTGAAGTTTTTAAAACGACTGACAGCAAATGTAAACCTTTTATGATTTGTCAAGGTGGCGACTTAGAAACATATGTTGAATGGACAAAAACCATACTAGATACTGTACCTAAAGAAAATCATAAGCGAATTGCGGGTGTAGCAATGGGAGGCGCAGCGCTAGGAACCGGTGCGTTAGAGGATATTCAAAAAGCATTTTTTGCTAGTCAGGTTCCTGTTCGTGATGCCACTGGCAAATTACACTTACATATTTTAGGAGTCGGTTCAATCAGGCGAATGATTCCTTATCTCATTTTCTTACAAAATGGGCTATATGGTGATGTACAGGTTTCATACGATTCTACTACACATACCCGAGCAGTTGAAACTGGTTTATATTATATGCGCGGTAAGATTGAGAAAAATGGTTTTCATGTAGACGGCCCAGGCAAAACACTAAAATATTCTCGTGCCCGCGGTGCTGAAGATGTACTTCACGGGACACCTAGAGAAGCATATCCAGATTTGAAATATGATGTCATGATCGCAGATATTAATCGTTTTTATAATATGGACTTGACTCCGGAAGAGTTTCATGAAACATTAAACACCCCGAGTATAGCATACCTTGATAAGCACGGCTCATTACTTCCTTGGTTTCTAGGACGAACAACTATGTGTTGTGCTAGCATTAAAAACTTTATGGATGAGGTAGAGATATTAATTAATAGTAAAGAAAAATTGTTAAAGATGGCTTCTGAAAAATATCCAGGACTTTCTGCGGAACAGTTATTTGATGTAAAGGATATTGAATCATTTAACCGTTGGTTAGGTAAGTGGACACCTATGTATCAGGCAGAAAAAAAATCTAATCGTATCTCACATATAGCTCCGTCCGAAATAGACACACTGGAGGAGCTCTTTGGATAATTTTATTCGGTTAGATTATGATTTTGATATTGACAAGCTGTTATCAGAGTGTTATAATGTTATTGATAGTGTGAGTTTAATAGAATATATATATTATTTTTAATCTTATAGGAGATTATGATGGACCCAGTAAAAGTTAGAAGTGCAATTGTTGAAATATCAAATGCAATGACTAGAGCCCAATCTGAACGAGAACTTATTCGTGAAATCGTTAAAAAAATTAATGACGAAGAAGGCATCGACAAGAGAGTTTTTCGTAAAATGGCTTCGGTGTATTATAAAGGAAACTTTCAAGACGAGACTGCTCTGAATGAGGAATTTGAAACAACCTTCACTAATGTTATGAGTTAATTATGAATATATTTGCCCTACACGATGACCCAAAAGTAGCAGCACAGATGCACTGTGATAAACATGTGGTTAAGATGATTATCGAATACGCACAACTTATGTCTACAGCACACCGTGTTTTAGACGGCAATCTATATCAAGGTAAGACAGCCAACAATAGAAACATTAAGCGTTGGCGGTTAGTTGATACAGTATTGGAAAATGTTGTATATAAAGCGTCACATGTTAATCACCCATCAGGTATCTGGTGTAGGGCAAATAAATCTAACTATGAATATCTCTATAAATTGTGGATAGCATTATGCGAAGAATACACTCACAGATATGGCAGAATTCACTTGACACAGCAGAAGTTAGCACGTATAATATGTATTACACCATCAAATATAGATGACGGTGAACTGACACAAATGCCACAAGCAATGCCCGATGATGCCAAACTTCCGAATGTAGTGGAAGCATATCGTAATTATTATCGAATGTATAAGAGTGATTTTGCTAAGTGGACAAATAGACAAACACCGGAGTGGTTCAATGCCAGTGAGTAAACGCAATACCCAAATCAGAGTTAGCTTTCAGAAAGAAGGCATTCATAAATATCCTGCTGCTAAAGACCTAAAGGGTGTTGAGTTTCTTCAATACCCTCATCGCCATATGTTTCATTTCTATATTCAACTAGAGGTGTTTCATGATGATAGGGAGGTAGAGTTTATTCTTTTCAAACGTGAACTAGAAGGACTATTTGACACGGGTGTTATGCAAGCAGATTATAAGTCTTGTGAAATGCTGGCAACCGACTTGTTAGACTATATTGAAGTGAACTATCCCAACAGGGTTTCTCAGGTTGAAGTTTATGAAGATGATGAAAACGGAGCAATTGTAAACAATGCGTAAAATATTCTATATGGGTCTTGAGTCGTATGAAGCTAGATACACTCTACAATTACAAGAGTGGAACGAGCGAGTTTTTAAACTTCGCGGAATTGATTATGAAATTATTGACGGTCAAGAACTTGATAACAGCAAAGCTATTGTAACTGGTAGTGTGCTTGACGCTCATGGTAGAACATACTATAGCATGTCACAGCATATGAATCTCATTCAAAAGATGAAAAACGGTGAAGTAACAAGCGATGATGTAATCTTCTATGAAGACATGTTCACTCCTGGGATAGAATGTTTACCGTACATAATGCAACAAAGCCCAGCAGAATATAGACCCAAAGTGTTCCTTCGTTTCTTAGCTCAGAGTGTAGACCCAGATGATTTTATAGTGCGTGAAGGTATGCTTGATTGGATGCGTAAGTATGAAGAAATGGTAGATCAATTTGTCGATGGCATTATGGTAGCGTCAGAAGAATTTGTAGCACATCTTCGTATTGCAGGTATCAAATGCCCCATATATGTCACGGGATTACCATTCGGCAAATCAGAAGTACAAGAACGTGTTCCTACAAAGAAAAATATTATTGACAGGACAAACCGAGTAGCATATTCCTCTAGGTGGGATGATGAAAAACAACCACACTTCTATATGGACTTGGCAGAAGCATACTACAAGATTGATCCAACAATGGAGTTTGCTATATTCTGCGGTCACCCTGAACTGAAAAGCAATAAACAGGAATATGTAGACCGAGCAATGGCATTACAAGATAGTAACATTGCAAACTTTAAGGTGTATACTGGTCTAAAGAAAAATGATTATTATTATTTGTTGGCTGACAGTAAAGTACTATTTAATTGTGCATTACAGGATTGGGTTAGTAATACAGTAAGTGAAGCAGACACAATGGGTTGTTTGACATTGTTTCCTGCATACAGAAGTTTTCCAGAGGTATTTGCTAACAACGCCAATCACATGTATATTCCTTGGTCTATAGATGATGCTATAGTAAAGTTAGAAAGAATGGTATCTAGTATTGACAACTCTGACACAACCATGTATAATATAGGTAAGATTAGTGATTATCAGAATGGGACCATTGATAGAACATTGGATAGTATACTGACTGAACAAGAAAATCGCAGAGACCGTACAACATTCCGTAAATACGTAGCAAGGAACAAATATGAATAAGAAAGTTTTAGTAACTGGTAGTAAAGGTTATATTGGTTATCAAACATATATACAACTACAGGAAGCTGGGTATGAAGTTTACGGTGTAGATTGGTCTAATGATGTTCGCCCTGGGTTGACTGTTTCCTTTGATTCTGATGCGGTTAGAAATTTGATTGAACGCCAACAGATTAAAACTGTTATTCATTTTGCTGCTGATCATGAAGTGGGTAGAAGTGTAGAAGAACCTTCTGTATACTATAACAATAATGTAGTCAGCACAATTAGATTTTTAGACAAATGCATTTCGCGCGGGGTTGAAAATTTTATCTTTAGTAGCACTAGTAGTGTATATGGCGACCTTGCAGGGTTTCCTACAAGCGAAAAATGGGATAGTAAAAATCCAATGTCTCCTTATGGTAGAACGAAAGATATGATTGAGGAAGTTCTCAAAGATTACGAAAAAGCATACGGTATTCGCACACTGTCACTCCGCTACTTCAATGCCGCAGGTGCAGATCCACTTATGCGAAACGGTTATACACAAGAGCCACAATCACACCTAATACCAATTTTAGCTAGATGTTTTAGTAAAGGTACGCCATTTACGTTATTCGGTAATGATTATGACACGCCTGACGGTACTTGTATTAGAGACTACACACACGTTTGGGATATTGCTAATGCCCATATTTTAGCAATAGATTACTTGCGCGAAAATGATACTAAGCAAGTGTTTAATATAGGTCAAGGTAACGGAGAAAGTATTATAGATGTTATAGATACTTTTAGAGAATACACCGGTAAGGATATTGAAATTAATTGTGCAGGTAGACGCGCTGGTGATCCAGCTGCAACGCATGCTGGTATAAGTTCTGCTAAGGAATGCCTCAACTGGGCACCAGTATATAAATTATTTGATATTGTAGAACATGCTTACAAGTGGGAGAATAGATAATGGCGTATTTTTCAACAAAAAGATATGGACATGAAATTGGGTTATCAGCAGTATTTCGGCAACCCAATGCAGATCACTCACACTGCTCATTGTTGCATGGTTATAGTCTAGCATTTACATTTACATTTGGATGTAATGAATTGGACAATAAAAATTGGGTAGTAGACTTTGGTGGACTTAAACAACTTAAAACATGGCTAGAAGATACATTCGACCACAAGGTTGTAGTTGATTCTGCCGATCCTGAAATGGGTACTTTGTTCATGTTAGAACAAAAAGGAATTGCTGCACTTACTGAATTAGACGGCGTAGGTGCAGAGAAGTTTGCTTATCACGCTTGGAAATTTGCAAACCTTCTTGTTGACGATATGACAGAAGGCCGTTGTTGGTGCCAAAAAGTGGAGGTAGCAGAACATGGCGCTAACTCAGCAATCTATGAGCGTACTTAATGAAGATTGCATTAGTGACAGACTTGCATTTTGGTGCGAGAGGCGACTCTATTGATTTCGATAATTTCTTTAGAAAATTTTATGAAGAAACTTTTTTTCCCACACTCGTAGAACGCGGCATAAAAACAATCTTTGATCTGGGTGATACATTCGACAGACGCAAATATATTAACTATAATAGTTTAATGAGCTGCAAAGAATATTTTTTTGATAAAGCTCGTGATTTAGGTATTGACATTCACATGATACCTGGCAATCATGATACTTATTTTAAAAATACTAATGATGTAAACTCCCCTAATTTATTATTAAGAGAATATGACAATGTATGCATATATCAAAAACCAACTGAAATCCTTATGGGAAAAACTAACATCCTTCTCCTCCCATGGATCTGCACAGAAAATTATGAAGACACTATGGACGTGGTTAGAAATGCAGGGGCGAAAGTGTGCTTCGGTCACTTCGAATTCTCGGGTTATCAAATGTATCGCGGTACTCCTAACCCTCACGGCATGGACGCTGGGCTTTTTAGTAATTTTCAGCGTGTTATTAGTGGTCACTTTCATCACCGCCATACACGAGGCAATATCACGTATATGGGAAACCCGTATGAAATAACTTGGTCAGACTATGATGACCCAAGAGGTTTTGCTATTTTTGATTGTGACAATCAGGAGATTGAATATGTTGACAACCCGAATAAAATGTTTCATAAGATCTACTATGATGATAGCGAGTCAGAATCAAGTAGACTATTATCTAATTATGATTTTGATACTTACAAGGGTGCTTGTGTAAGGCTAATAGTAACAAAAAAGACAAACGTATCGTTATTTGAAAAATTTCTTGATAATCTTTATCAGCAAAATCTTATCGAATTAAAAATTATTGAAGATTTGTCCGAGTTTGAAGATGAAGACATTGATGAAAATATTGATTTGGAAGATACCATGAGCCTCTTGAAAGAATATATAGATGGTATTGAAATGGATATTGATAAAGGGAAATTAAAAACAATGATGCAATCTTTATATGTTGAAGCACAGGACATTGCATGATCAAGTTCCGAACTATACGATGGAAGAATTTTCTTTCAACAGGCAACTCATTCACCGAATTAAAACTCGATAGAAATCCCAGCACATTGATAATAGGGGCAAATGGCTCAGGCAAATCTACATTGTTAGATGCTATTACATTTGCCCTATTCAACAAACCTTTTAGAAATATATCTAAACCTCAATTAGTTAATAGTATTAACGGTAAAAAATTAGTTGTTGAAGTTGAGTTTGATATTGGGAACACCAGCTACCTTGTTAGACGAGGAAGCCTCCCTAGTATTTTTGAAATTGCAATTGATAACAATATGGTAGATCAAAACGCAAATGTGCGAGACTATCAAAAACATCTTGAAGAAAATATTCTCAAATTAAATTATAAATCCTTCACTCAAATAGTAATACTAGGTTCAGCATCCTTTACTCCTTTTATGCAACTGAC